AAACTTCATGAACTGTCTAATTTATTCGCAGCAGAGAAAGAATTATATGCTAAGTATTGTGTCTTGAGAAAGATGATAGTAGACATGGCATCTGATAATATATTTGATATTGTAGCAGACAGACAAAATCCAAAATGTTACGATGCTAGTAAGTGGGTGGTAACTAATTATAAATCTGATTTAGACTCTACACTAGAATCTAAGGATGAAGATATTGATGTACAAATAGGAGGTTCTGGAGCATCTGGATCTAGTCCTATAACCATTAGGTTTGGAAAGAAAAAAGAAGAAGAAGAAGAAGAATAAAAAATATAAGATATGGGAGATGAATTTTTAGATCCAGGAGAAGTTAAAAGACTGGCAGATGAAAACGAATTTATCATCAACCCTTTATTTGAACCTTTATTTCAAGATTCTATAGACCAACCGATGTACTACCAAGTATTCGGAGGAAGGGGTTCAGGAAAATCTACAGCAGCAGCAGTCGCTGTGATTGATCTAACTTACAGTAAGTATGGTCATAAGATAATGTACCTTAGGGCAACGATGACTTCAATGGAAGACTCATCAATAGAAGACATAAGAACTGCAATTAAAGATTTAGGGTTATCAAATGACTTTAGAGAAAACAAAGGAAAGATAATCAATAGAGTAACTGGGAGCACCGTTACGTTCAAAGGAATTAGATCATCGGGAGCCGCAACAGCAAACTTGAAATCATTATCGGGTATTACAACTGTAGTATTTGAGGAGGCTGAAGAGATAAAATCCTTCGAAGAGTTCTCAATGATTGATGAAGGTATTAGAAAGAAAGGAGTACCATTAAAAATTATTATGCTTTACAATCCTGGATCAGCTTTGAGCTCATGGATTCATAAAGAATGGTTTAAGAATGGAAAGGTTAATGAGGAGAGGTTAGATGATACAGTATTCATTCATTCAACTTACTTAGACAATCTAGAAAACTTGAATCCAAAGAAGGTAGCTTCTTATGAAAGATACAAGAAAACCAATCCAGTATATTATAAGAATACTATATTAGCTGAATGGACTTTAGACGCTCAAGAGAGGGTATATGCAGATTGGGACTTGATACCAGTTTTAGATCAAGAAGGTGATACTTGGTATGGATTAGATTTTTCATACTATGGAAAAGATCACACAGCTTGTGTAAAGGTTACATGGATAGATGGAGTCTACTACGCTGAAGAAATGTTCAGTGAACCTAAGCAATTAATCACAGATACAGTTAGAGCTATGAGAGATGCAGGTATTCCAAAGAATGCTAAGATATTTGCTGATAGTGCGATGCCATTATTAATCGAAGAAATCAAAAGAAAAGGATACTCTGGAATTAAGAAATGTCGTAAAGGTAGAGTGGAAGCAGAGGTTAAGAAAGTTCAAGATATGGATATTAGGATAGTAGGAAATGAGAGTTCAAATCTTTTCTATCATAACAAGACATGGCAAAGAACTAATGGTAAAATTAAAGACCATGAACCTGACCTTTTTGCCGCATTAAGATATGCAGTAAATAGCAAGAAGCCAGTCAAACCAGCCAAAGCTAAGAAGCGACCAGCTAAACGAAAAAAAGGATTCATAGGAGGAAATAGACAATCTTCATTGAATTAATATAAGAATAAACAATATACTTACGTCAGAACACAACTGACGTAAATTAAATATAGCTAACTTAAAGAGCAATGACAAACTAAAAACAAACGAGACAATGGGAATCTTAAGACTTAACAACATCAAACATTACACAGGGGCTTTTGCTGATTTACCAGCAACACTTCCTTATGGAGATACTTATTATGCAGTAGACGGAGCTAGATACTTTGTTTATAGTGAGAGTCATTTGCCAATAGAGGTTTCTTCAGTTGGAATACCTCAAGCGTCTTTGGATGCAGTAGAGATTATAGCTAAAGGAGCTCAAACTGGATATTCAAGAACTAGCGCCTTTGCAGATGCTTCAGTATCTTATACTCAAGCAGATGTTGATGCAGAATTATTTAAAGTATTTTCTTTAAATTTAGCATCTCATTTAGCAAAGGATAATCCTTACTGGAGTACTCCAACGCCAAGTGGTACAACTGGAATAGGACTATTTCAAGGAGCAAACTTACCAGAAGGGGTTTCAAGTTTAGTTGATTATTCTTATGATTATGATACAGCTTATCCAGGTTCTAATGGAACTGGGTTCGAAGGTTCTACTGGGCGATTAAAATTAAATGATTGTAAATATGGTGATTTAATTAAAGTAAGATTTGACTTTAATGTAATACCACAAATTGCAAACACAACTGTCGAACCAGCTTTATGGTATTCGAATAGAAATGACTCAGACGATATTACTTTTACATTCCCACTTACAGCTCAGCCGATATTTTATGGTGGAGGAACAGTTGGGAAAACATATTTGAATAGAGTAGAGATTAGTGCATGGATAACTTCTAATGAGGATGTTAACGCGTTAACACTACCTGCAATTAAAGCAGATAATCCAATAATCATTGAACCAATTGGGATACTAATAACTTTAATAAGATAACAGATGGCTATAAAAATAAAAAGAAACGAAGAGGGGAATTGTATTAATTTTGAAGGAAGTTCAAACCCTACATATTGGAACGCTTGCCTTAGTGGTCAGGTTGATCCAATTGAAACAGGTACAGTGAATGTAGTTAACGATATAATTACAGCAGAAACTGGAGAAACAGAATATGAATTTTACAGAATACCTTATACTGAGTTTGAGGATAGAGATGGAAACGTTTTTGCAGATGCCGTATCTTGTGCTGCTTACATTACAGCAAGCGCAAATGTAATTGGACTAAGTGGCGACGGAATTAACTTAAACGGTGTAAATGTATGCTTTAGTTTAGATGATACTTCTACCTCAATAATGTTAGACAATGGCTACTCTTATGGAGTAAATACTATACAGTCTACAATTAATGCAGATGGTACTATTCATATAGTATCGGCAAATGGAGGTGATATTACTCACTTTTACGGATTAGAGGTAGGTAATGCTTGTCTAGATAGCGGTGTAATAGCTGGTGGACTTAATGATATTAATAATACTTTAAATGAGCTATTCACAGTAGGTGCTTTTGAGTCTGTTGTAATTGCAGACCCACATAGTACAATAGTTGCCGATGTAGGTGGTGTAGATACTACAGGAGGTTTAGTAGGTAGTGCTATCAACCCATCAGGTAACGATATAGGAGCAGGTATATCGGCTCACTATAATAAATCAGGTTATAAGTCTACAGAGACTATTGACCAAGCAGGAGAGTACTTTACTTTCAATATGAGAAACGAAGGTATCTTTGGAGCTTGTTTAGTTTTAGACGATATAGCAGATGCACAAGGTAATTTAACTTATGCAGACCCAACTAAATTTTGTGACGGCGTTACAAATACAGGGAATATGGGTATTCAATGGGGTATGTTCTTTCATCCTTCACCAGATGGACCTTGGACTTACTATGGAGCTCTAACTGGAACTGTTTATGGCAGTGGATGGAATGGTGTAGATGCGTTCAGATACTCTAATGATGGTGCTAATTGGTTAGCAGGTAATGCTGAAGAGTTTAGAATTGGTATTGATGCGAACAGCTTTATATCAATGGAGTATTACAATAATGATACATCTTTGTGGGTTGTAGTTTCAAGAACTAACTATCCTGTAGGTAACAATGTTAAGTTTCATTTAGGTATTAAATTTTGTGATTCAGCTGTAAGATTAGTTGACAATCCAAAAGTACACTTATTGGAAGCTTCTGCACCTACAATGTATTTCAGATACATAGAGAGTCCAGATAATAACTTTGAGTATCCTTTATTCGCAACAGAAGAGGAAGCTAATTATTATGACGAAAATAGTGGTGGAACAGGAACGTCTCACTCACATACTTATACAGATGATGCAACTAGTACTACATGGTACATGGCAGATAATGCTTCTACTATGACAGAAACTAGTGTACCAAGTGGAACTTATTTAACATTTATGAGTAACGCAGTAACGTATACAGAGATAACAAGTTTAACGGATGCGGACTTAACACCTCCAGCTTTTAGCTTTAGTGATATTTCACAAGAAGAGGGTACTTCTGTTAACTTACAACTATATCCTGCAGGAGCTACTTTTAGCCAATCTGCAACGATAAGTCCTTCAACAAGTGGATTAGTATATAATACATCTAGTCACTACTTACAAGGTACTTTAACGGACGTAGGAAGTGATACAGTTTATACAGTTACAGTAATTAGAGCTAATTCATATGGTTCAACTACAAGTACATTTACTATTACAGCTACAGACGTACCAGTTGCTAGTATTTTAACTACACCTTGGAATAAAGCTGTTGTAGTTAATGGAGCTAATGAATATCTAATAGGTGTACATAATAGTAACTCATTTAATATTCTTAATATGGGAGGTATGAATAATGATGTATGGGGAGCT